CTTGAACGGCAGGCCGAGAACAACGTTCGAAAAGTCTTTCTTGTCGCTTTCGGACTTGGCTTTCAGAAAGTCGTCGGCGATATCGCCGTAACTCATCATCAGCGAAATGAAAGCGTCGATATGAAATCCCGGCTGACGGCCGGCGCGCAACTCATCGCCGAGGATCGAATGCCACTCGCCGCCGCGCACTGCGACGACGCGCTCGGCCTCGCTGATGTGATGGCCGCAATGCTCGCACTCATAAGCCGACTTGTGCGGGTGCTTGGCGTCGATCTTGAACCGATCGAAATTGTGATATTGCCGCGGCACCAGCAGTTCGCCGGTCTCGCAATTGAAGGTGTTGGCCTTGGCGACGCATTCCGGGCAGGCGATGTGCCAATACCGCTGATCGGACGCCTTGAACAGGCGATCGATGCGGCAATGACCATCGCCGCTGCCATCTTCGGCGCCGGTGTCGACCTCGGGCGTCGAGATCGAAAATATCTTGTAGAGTTTCAGCCGGCGAAAGGCGGTGAAGCGGCCGAAAAACAGGTTCTCAGGATCGGCATCGTTCGGCAGTTTCTGCCATTTCGACACCTCATCCTTGACGCCGAAACGCGGCGTGACCATCGACAGGTCCATGACCGCATTTGCGTTCGCCAGCGAGAGGAAGCCGCCGGGATATTTTTTTTCGTAGGTCGTCGAGCCGGCGCCGGAACGCGATGTCGACGGCAGAATGACCTCGCGGCCGATGTGTTTGTGCCAGGCGTCGATCAGCGGCTGCAGTTTCTGCGAATTGAGCGTGCGCAGCGCGTCGAGGCCCGGAATGCCGTACAGCGTCGAGGCGCGGACCTTGTCGGCGGTGTAGAGGCACCACGCCAGCGCCAGGATCGAGGCGCCCGTCTGTTGCGACTTGCGGACCGAAACCTCGGTGCAGGGGTGCTCTATCGATAGACACTGCGCGATTTCGACCAAATACGGCGCGCCGGCGGGCGACCATAGTTCGCCGGCATTCGCGCCGTCGATCAGCTTAATGTTGCGCGAAATCCAGTCGGCGAATGACACCTTTTCCGGCGGCTCGACTCGATCGGCCAGACCGTTGCCGACCAGGGCGAAGGCGTCGGGATGATCGTTCACGTTGGCACCGGTTCGGCGGGGGCGACCTCCTGTTCGGCAGGCGCGGTGCCTGTGACCGCTCTAAGGGCATTGGCGATTTCGGCGCGCAGGCGGTGCGCCTCGCCGCCGAGCGCCTGGCGCAAGCCGTGGCTGCCGTCGCGGGCCACAGCTGCGGCCAGATCGTCGGCGACGTTCGGCAGGCGATCGAGAATTTCGGCGATCTTGTCGCCGCAGGTCGCGACCGCATCGGCGACTGCGGCGACGCGCACAAGTTTGCCGGTCAACTCATCGAGACTGAGGCGCGCGCGCTCGGCCTCGATCCACGCTTGCCGCCGCATCGCCTCATCGCGCGAGTCTGCGGCTGGCATTGGAGCCGCGGCCTTCGGCTTCGGCGCTTTGGCCTTTGCCGCATCGCCGAAGCGTTGCCGCAAGGAATCGTATTGAACAACGTTTAGTCGCGTGATCCGGCCGCGCGAGTCCGTCTCGACGTAGAGGCCGCTTTCAGCCATCAAGCGACGCGCGCGAGACGAAACCGCCTGCTTACTGATCTGATCGCGCTCGGCGATCTGTTGAACAGTCCACAGCACTGCATCGGGCGGCGCTTCGGCGGCGGCAAGCAGATCGGGTTCGGTCATGCCACCGCTGCGCCTGTCAATGCGGAGTTGACAAGTCTGTCAACGCTGTCAACGAAAGTTTTTGAACTGGTCAACTGGAAAGATTTGGGGGCGCTTTATGGCCGCAGGGGGCGGGGGCGTGGGAAGGACCCGCGACCTTGATCGCAGGCGCTTCCGCTGCGATCGCCGAGGCGCGCGGTCAGATCAGCCGCGAGAACTCATGTTGCAGCCGGACCGGCAGCATCGTGCGCACCGTCGTCAGGAACGCCCGAGCCGTCGCGCCGCTCACCATTTCCTTGGGAATGAACAGCCCCGACTTAAGCTTGAAGATCGGCAGCCGTCGACCGGCCGCCATGAATACCTGCCCGCCCATGTTCAAGGTGACGCGCTTCGGAAAGCGCCCGCCCTTGATCCATGAGTGCGGATAAAGCCGCCGCTTTCCCCACGGTGCTGCGCTGACGCCCTTGGCGGTCTCGCGTGCGCCGAAGTAGCCGAGCCCGACATCGCCGCCGGCCGACTGCAACCGATAGACCAGACCGCCGGCACCGGCGCGCCGGCGCTTGACCGCCTTGCGGATGGTCTTGCGCTTGAGGCCGGTTTGCGCCGTCAGCATGCGCACGACTTGCGTGTCGGCCATGTCGCCGGTGCGGTTGACCGCCAGGCGGATCGCCATCGGCGCCTTGACGCCGGCGCGGCGCATCGCGCTTTCGAGCGACACGAAATCCGAAACATCGACATGCAGCGAAGCGACCGCCATCACCGCCCCCGGCGCATCGCGGCGAGCCGTTGACCGATCGCGCGCTTGACCTCGCCGGCCTTGGCGTCCTCGACAAAGGTGCGCCCGGCATGCGCGACATCCTTGGCAGCGTCGCGAACGCGACCGGCCGTCAGATTCTTGATCGCGCGATTGAGATCGGCGGCGCGCTCGGTGCAGCGGCAACCCATGATCTCGATCCTTGAAAGAACACCACACCGAACGCGCTCGCGTCGGCTTTGCTACTACTGTGTGCGAAAGGTCTGGCGACCGGCTCGCGCGATGTGGTGAACAGATCAGGCCGCGATCTTGCGGCCCATTTCGCTGCACAGCGGCGCGATCACATCGTCGATCTGCGCCGCGGCTTCGGCGGGGTGCAGTACGCCGATGATTTCCTTGATCGGCGCCCACAAGATACCGCCGCCTGCGATCTCGATCTGCACATGATCGCCGGCATTGCCGCCCTCGCCGCGCGGCAGAACTTTCGCCCGCACCAGCGCAACGTCGTGCGGCTTCATGGCGGCGAATTGTTCTGGCGTCATCTGCGACCTGTTTGATTGTTGCCGGTTGCGGTGCCGGCTCACCTATGACCGATATTTACGGCGTCGGTTGCAATAGCGCGGGGCCGTTCTAAGGCCGTTTATGGATTGAATTACCGGATCGCGTAAGCGTATGCGACGACCAGCAACGCAAGGAACAGCGGGTCGCGACAGATGGCAGCGGCAATCCGCATAGCAACCTCCTATGAAAGCCGCGAGGCCCGCACCGCGTCGGCGGCCGGGCCTCGTTTCACCCCTTTTGGGACGGTTCGGGTGTATGTCAAACGACAGGCAGGGTGCAAGGGGGTGTGACAGCCCGCAGCACCAAACCACTCAGAAACGCCCGCCGGACAAGGCGATTTCACCTTCCGCCGCCTTACGGCCCTTGCGCCCAGCCCGCGCCGCTGTGCGGCTTTCCCGCGCCTGGCGCTCGATCTCCGATTCATGCGGGCGCGGCGTGCGCCCGCGCGCCGGCTTGAGCGGCAGCCGTACCATCGTCGGCGCATCCGCCGCGACATGCACCACGGCCGGCGCTTCGCCGCTCGACCACGGCGCCGCCGATGCCTTCGGCCCTGTCACGACATGATCGGCAAGCTTGCCGGCCAGCTTCGTCACCAGCAACGCCAGCGCGCGATGCCAGATCGTGTATTCGACGCGCGCCTCGATCAGTTCGCCGACCGATGGCTCGCAGTATTGAATGAATGCACGCGGCCGATCAGCAAAACGATAGCTGTTGTCCTTTGCAGGCCGCAATCGCATCACGCCGCCGGCGTCATCGTCGCCGAACACGATCGCATTGTTATTCGAATGCCGCAGCACGCGCACGCGCGGCAAACCGATATCCCAGGCCGGCCGCGCGCGGTTGCCGGCGCAGCCGATGATCAGCATCACGGGATTGAATGATGCGCGCGCCACGGCCGACACCGCCGCGCGATCGAGCCGCGCATAGTGCCCGACCAGCGCCTCGCATTCATCGGCCGACAGCGACATGCCGGACGGCAGATCGCCGACTGCGCGCGCGATCGTCACCGCGTCGGGGTGCGGCTCGCCGTCGATGAAGCCGAGGCCGCCGCCGCCGCCGTGACTGACATCGACGCGCGCGCCGAGCCGCGAATAGCTGATAACGGTATCCCAAACCGACGCCTCGACCGGACGGCCTTTCGGCATTTCATCGCGCATCGTCCATTGCAGCGCCGTTTCGATATCGATCGTTCTCTTGTCGGTTCGCATCTGGTAGCCCTCTGTTTTTCCGAAATGACGCAATGACGGATCAATGACGCATTGATTTTCGATGTGTCATTGAATTTTGTTTTGTCAGATCAAGACGTTCCTTGTTTTCATGACGCAATGACGGATCAACTGACATCTATACATAAGAGATTTTTTCAGACGCCCCCTACCCCGCTTGCTTATAGACGCGCGCGCGAAAGAAGCGTCATTGCGTCATGGATCGCGTCAACCTGTTGCGCCGCCTTCCCTTTCACCCATGACGCATGAAAATCGGATGCGTCATTGATGCGTCATTGCGTCATGAATTGCGCCGCTCAATCCGGTATCTCCTCGGTGCTGTCGGCCGGATGCGGCGCTTGCTCGCGGCGATTGCCGTGCGGCTTGGCGGCCGGCACGTCATGCAGTTGCACCCACAGATAGCGGCGCAGCGTTGACTTGCGATCCCTAACAAAGCCTTTCGTCGTCAGGGCCTGACCGAACGCGCGCTGCTTCCATGCGCGGTGTCCGTTGGCGCCGCACCAGCGTTCGAAGGCTTCGAACATGTCCTGCGCCGGCACGCCGGGCGGATCGGCCGCCTTGTCATCCGGCGGCAGCATCGTGACGCATGCGCGCAGGAATTGGCCGACGACATCCTGTTCCTCGCGATACTCCTCGGTCTCGTCGAGAATTTCCTGCGGCGGCACCAGCCCGTCATTGAGATATTTAAGCGCGCCGTCGACCAGCCAGGCGAGAATGCCATCGCGTTCGGCCCACAGTTCGGCCATCACATCGTCCATGTCGCGCCGCTCATCATCGGCGATCGTCACCGGCCAGATCATGAAACGGATGCGCCGCCAGATGCCGTGATCGACGCCGCCGATCTCGGGCTTGGTGTTGCCCGACAGCGCGAAT